CTAAAAATTTAAGAAATTAACCAGTTTTTGTACAGCTTCTTGATCCTGTTTTTGCGTAACGTGAGTATAAATATTAAGCGTAGTTTGAGCGTCCTCATGTCCTAATCGTTCCTGCACTTCCTTAATGGTTGCTCCAGCAGCAAATAAGGCAGACGCATGAGAATGTCGAAAACCGTGTACTGTTATCTTAGGTAATCCAGATTTATTAATAATTTTTTTAAGCCATTTAGCGGGAGTATTTAATGATTTGAACGTATTATTTCTTGTTGCAAACATTAATTGCTCCTTTTTAGTTGCATTAAAGCCTAACATCAGCAGGCTTTTACGTTGTTCTAATTTCCATAGTTTGAGATAATACATTGTAGTCCTATCAATCGAAATAGTACGTGTACCTTTTTTAGTTTTGGTAGCTTGAATAATCTGTTTACCCTTAATACCTTGAGTTAGTGTTTTATTAATACTTAAGGTGTTTTTTTGTATATCTAGGTCACCCCATGTAAGAGCTAAGCATTCGCCACGTCTCACACCTGTAAAAGCTAATACTCTAAATAAAGTGTATTTCTCTAATTCTTTATCAGGATCAATATGATTAAAAAATGTCTTTAATTGTTCTTTGTCCCAAAAGTTAGGAAGTTCTTTACCTGTTTTTTCATGCTTCTTTGGCATTATCACTTGCTTAGCAGGATTATCGTTGATGTATCCTTGATGAATAGCGTAATCAAATACTGATTGTACATAATTAAACCAGCGCTTATAGCTGCGGGTGGTTTGCTTATACCATTTATTAAGTGATGTTTGGCATTGTGCAGTAGTTATAGTTCTAATGCGATATTTTCCTAGTGCAGGTAAAATGTGATTGTTGAACATCCCTGCTGTGCGATTCCATGTACTTTCACGAACGGTATTAATGTAACTTTGGTACCATTCCTCATATACTTGCTGAAAAGTCTTATTACACTCATTAATGACTTCTTGACCTTGGGAAGCACTAAATTCAATTCGTTTCATTTCCAGCCGTGCTTGTTTTTCTGTTGTAAATCCACGTCTTGTCGTGCGCTTTGCCTTTCCTGTTTGCGGATCAATACCTAAATATGCTTTGAACATAAAGGCGGTGGTACCGTCTTTTTTTATATATTTTTGAATCTTGGCCATAATATCCTCCATATCTGCTGGACGGGCGGAATACGGGAGATATAGTTAGGGTAATAAAAAGCCCCCATGGGGAGCGATACACAATAGCTTATCGTCAGTCACTCGCAATTTTAGTCGGGGTTGGCTTAATATCCATCATCTTGTGTATCGTAACTATCTGACTGGTTTTGATTATTCTGTGTGGGTTGTTGGATATCATTTCCATTATGGTCTACATACCCTTGATCCATTGCGTACTCTGTTTGCATTTCTCCTGAAGTTTTCATGGTGTCAGGGGTACTTTTAAGTGCATTATATGCGGACATCCCGTTCTTGATCTTATATGCAACAGGTGACATCCCATATGTATTTAAAAATCCAGTTAAGGTATTAGTGTCATATGAAATGCCATTAGGATCTTGCTGCTGCGTAGTCTGATTATTCTGAGATTGGGACTGTTGTTGATTTTGAGAAGTAGCGGATTGTTGGTCATTAGTTTGTTCGCTGGCTTGCTGCTTATTATTATTGTTTTCTCGCTTCTTTTTCTTATCAGCTACTTTAGTTTTACTATGTTTCTTACCAGATTTATGCTTTTGAATTTTGGAGTTCTTAGGTTTATTATCCGTGCTTTGAGATTGTTTGCCATTAGAACAACCTACAGAAGTTAGCAAAAGTAGAAAACATGTGATACTAATTAATGTTTTTTTCATACTTAATTCCTCCAGAATATGTACAGCTTTTATAGTCTTCAGTTTTAGACTATAAACTTAACCCTTTTGTAACTTAAGATTAGAGTTATTGTTCTTATATTTTTTTTCTAATTCTTCCTGCCAATTAGGCAGTATTCCTTGTAAATAATAAGTTGATAAACATCCACAACTGGGACAGTATCTAGCTTTGCCGCTTAATTTCTCGTCACATCCATTTAAGTTTAAATAATCAGGATCATCTTCCCATCTACTTTCTTTGTCAGTAATACCAGAACAGCGATTTTTTAAATATGTACCACAAACTTCGCAAAAATTTTTATCTGATAAAACTTTATTATGGCATCTTGGACATAACCCATTGTTTAAATTTATTTCTGTATATTCCATGAACTTTCCCTTATTTTTTTCTAATAGATATGAATAATTAATATCTGATATGTTTGATAATTCACTTCCGCAAACAGAACAAAACTTATTAGTCTGACTTTCTATAGATTTACAATCATTGCAAATTTGAGTAGTTGATATTTTTTCAATAAAGGGATCAAACAATACATTCAATTTACTTTTTTTATGTGGAACACCATTTCTAGATTGTGAATATAAATTTTTAATCACATTTTTACTAGCAGCATTGCTTATATCAAAGATCATTGAAATATCATAAGTATTAATTTCTGGTTTATATTTTAAAAAATCATCAATTGCTGGGATTGGTGCAAGAAATCTTTTGGCAAAATAATTTGCCTCTTTTTCCATTCTGTCATACTCATCTCTAGGCAAAAGATATCTTGAAATTATAGTTTTATTTGTTTCTTCCGCATGCTTTAAAAAGAAATGGCCTAATTCGTGAGCAATCGTAAATCTAATTCTAGCTTTATTAAAAATATTTGTATTATATAAAATTACATAATTATTAGTATCTGAATCAAACCATAATGCTCCATCTTCACTTTGTAATAAATGTATTGTTCTTTCTAAACTAATATTCAAAGCATTCGCAAATTCATTATAAGTTTGTATATTTAAATTTTTATATTTGCTAATAACATTAGCTAGGTTTATAGGCAATACTTTTATCTCTAGGTTTTTAATAACTTCATATGCTGTTTTTTGCGCAAGAGAATAATTTGCATTTTTAAAAGTTGTCTTTACTTGTGTCATGCTTAAAAGTCCCGTTAGATATATTTTTAAAAGTGAATTGCATATATTTTAGTAATAGTTCTTGATCTTTCGGTGATAATTCCTTTGCTCCCCTTTGAATAGCTCTTAAATTAGAATTATCTTTATCCGTTTTTTTAAAAGGAACAGGATCATCTATTCTTCCTAATAAATAGTCAGTTGAAACATCAAAATAATCAGCTACTTTTTCTATTTTTTTAATACCTGGTTGATGTTCGTCCCATTTTCTTATACTTCCATATGGGAAATCCAATTTTCTTTCTAATTCGGCTATTGTTATTTTCTTATTATTAGATAAGTTTTTAATTCTAGTAACAAGTGACATTTAAAGCACTCCCTCATGTGCCTAAAAAACAATGTAAAATAATACATTTATTTATTGACAAATGTAAAATAATACATTACACTGTTTTTGTAAGCAGATAGTTTAGACGTACAAAAAATACAATATTGAGAACTTAGCATAGGTTTTTAATAAAGATTTGTATGCTTTATTTAATATGCTTACATTATGTAATAAATTACACTATTTGTCAATATAGTAGTAATTAATTCATGTAAAAAAATACATTTAATTTGGAGGTGAATATTTTGAATATAAAAAAACAAGTAAAAATAGCTCTTATTAAGAGGAATTGGAGCCAACGTGAACTAGCTAGGAGAATGGGAATATCTGCTCCTTATTTACAAGATATTTTAGCTGGTAACCGAAATCCTGATAATCGCATTAAACAAATGGAACAATTGCTGGAAATTAATTTAAGAAGTAAAGAAAGGATAAATTAAATGGAGGATTTACAAATATTTAACTTTGACAATCAAAATGTAAGAACACTATTAATTGATGATGAACCATATTTTGTAGGTAAGGATATTGCTGAAATATTAGGATACTCAAATACACGTGATGCTTTAGCAAAACGTGTAGATGAAGAAGATAAATATGGGGTAGCAATTCGCGACTCCATCGGCCGACAACAAAATGTTGTTGCTATAAATGAATCTGGTTTATATAGTTTAATTCTTTCAAGTAAATTACCGACAGCGAAGAAATTCAAACGTTGGGTTACTAAAGAAGTTTTACCTGCTATTAGAAAAACAGGTTCATATTCAAAATTAAACAACTCAAAGCTTAGTCCAGAATTACAAATGTTTGGAACCCTTTATAAGGCACTTGCTAAACAAGAATTAACAACTAAAAACCTAAACAACAAGATTAATAGTGTAACAGAAATTATCTCACTAGATACCACCGACTGGCGCAGAAAATCCCGAGCGTTAATCGCTAAAATAGCCGAAAAACGCAATGGCATAAATGTCTATCAGCGTACACAATCAGATATTTACAAGACTACTGATAAACGTGCTAACTCAGATTTAAACCGTCGATTATTAAACCTTAAAAAGAAACTAGCCTACAACGGAGCCACACAAACCAAATTAAACAACACAAATAAATTGGATGTTATTGATCGAGACAAACGTCTGAAAGAAATTTATATGGCTGTGGTTAAAGATTTTGCGATTAAATACAAAGTTTGGGATCAGGAGTATTAATAGGAGGATACACAGATGGAATTAATCATTAAAGGCAGCGATGGAATTAATCATTAAAGGCAGCAGCCAAGAAACCAGAAATTTATTAAATGGTAAATGAGAATTGCAGGTAGCAACAGCTAAGTCACACAAAATCAACACAACGTTAAATATTGATACGGCTGATGCAGAAAAAAATTTAAAAAAATTACGCAGACTAGCATTTAAATGCAAGAGAATTATGGATGAAATAAATGAAAGGAGGTGATTCAATGGCGGAGGTGCAAGTAATATTAGCGGAACAGCAAGCAGAAGCGTTACAAAATAATATTTATCAACTTATCAATAATGCGGTTGAAACAGCTCGGCGAGATACAGGGCTAGATAAAAAGTTTCTCAAGAAAAAAGACGCTGCAAAATATGCAGGCGTCTCGTTAAGTACATTTTCCAACTGGCTGATTAAATACAATATTCCGGTTCATTATATTGACGGGATACAGCTTATTAGCAAGCAGGATATTGATAGCTTTATAATTTCCCAATAATTTAATTAAAATTGCTGGACGGGCGGAATACGGGAGATATAGTTATTTCAATAGAGGGAGCTTATAAATGAGCTAGTAAAGTTACGGTGGGAAATAACCAACAATTCAAATATTAAGGAGGTATTACATCACCCAATCAAACTTATGGATGAAATTAATGAGATAGCGAAGGAGGACATAGATATAGATGAATAAATACAGATTAATAAGTTTAGAGATTAGCAAACTTACTAATAAAGAAAACAAATCACTTGAACAAATAATTAAAATTATTAAAAATAATCATTTATCTTATAGCCAAGCAAAAAGGACACCCCATCTGGTTGATGAAATGTTCTTTGAAAAAATCACTAATAAAAAGCTTTAAATAAAATCGATTATTCATATTTTTGAATATCAAAATCACCATATCAAGTTAGCAATAGCCTTAATTATACCGTTCCAAGTCTTTGGCAAACCTTGTTCTTTTAAAACCTTTTTAGCCTTATTTTTAAATGATTTATCTTTGTATTTTTCTAAATACAGATTTCCATTAGTTGTTAAATGATTGAACATAATAAAACATGTTTCATCTTTAGTTGAAACTACTTTTCCATTTATATATCCTTCATAAATTAAATTTTTTGATGCATTATTTAGTTGCTTTATTAGTTCATGTTTATTTTTACCACTTTTTATATACTTAGAGATTTCTTTATAACTTTGGGATATGTCCAGTAACTTTTGAAAGTCAATATTAGGATTGTCTTTAACTATTTCAAGAATCAATTTCATTTCATCAAAATAATCCAATAAAAACACCTCCTTTCCAAAATAATTATAGCAGAAAAGGTAATCCAAAAGCACAAGATTCAGCGATTAACAGAATAGGGATCAATGCTATTAAAGGAGGCTGGATAAATGCAAAAAGAAATTCTTAAGATGGCACAAGAAAACTTAAAAAGATTAAAGCCTACAGATGTGGAAGATTCCCCATATTCTGATCGGGAAATCAAAGAAATGACAAACATTACGGAAACTATTATTCATTTATTGAAAGCCTATCAGAACAATCTATCTGTTCCTTATATAAGTAAATCTGCTCCTTCTATCTATGAGTGAAAGAGTTTCATTAAAAGGAGGAGAGAATATATATCCGATCAGTATTGATGTTCTTTCATTGAGCAAAGAACAAGCAGTTTCTATTATCTCAATTTTGAGAGTGAAACTAACAAAAAGGAGAAATAAAAATGATAACGAAATATAGAGCGTGGATTAAGAAGCAAGACTATATAGGTGAGGTAACTAATATTGATTTTGAGACAAAAACCTTGGTTACTTGGAATTCTAATAAGGGAGTTCGCCAATATACATTTGATGAAGCGGTTTTACTGCCCTTTACCGGGTTTAAAGATTTAAACGGCAACGATATATATCAGGGTGATATTCTAAAATATCCAGATTCAGATCTTCCACATGCAGTTTTTTGGCACGACCCATCAGGAAAATTTAAAGTGAGCAAGAAGCAATTAAACAATGATACATGCAAGGAAATTATTACCGGAAATTTTTACAAAAATATAAAAAAAGCCAGAAAAAATGTTTTGAATAATTGGCAAGACGTTTGAACTATTAAGGATTATGAAATCATCGGCAATAAATACGAAGACCCAGAATTATTGGAGGAAGAATAGATGATAACATTATGTTTAATTAGTATTTCAGTTGGTTGGTTAGCCGCTTGGTATTGCAAAGACCTATATGAGCAGCCTAAGAAAAAAGAGCAAAAGAAAAAGGCTGAACCTGGCACTCACAAGTTCAACCAATTCAAAAACAATAGATATTTATAGTATATCACTAAAAATATCTAAAAGAAAGGAGTACTAACAATGGGTGAAAACACAGCAATAGATCAATTTTATAATCAACAGCTTAACGAATATCTGAAAAGTGAAGAATATATATACCCAATAGTAGACTACAAGGGAGAAACACTTGATATTGCATGGGGTGATATATTTCAGCTGGAAAGCAGTAGTACAACTTATGTTTTTAGAGAGAAAGAATCCGTCGAATTTTTCGATTGGCTTAAAAACCAGTACAAAGATGTACTCGATTTACTAGAAGACTTTAGTTTAGATATTAACGACTTAGTCTTTGCTATCGAAGACGGCGAATTTAGCACAGATGGCACTATGGATTTTCTCTTGTTCCTAGGTGCTAAAAAGACGGAGGTAGATTATGGCAACTTTATATGAACTGACAGGTAAGTACCAGCAATTATTACAGATTGCAGATTATGTTAACCCACAAGTATTTAAAGACACCCTAGATTCAATCAAGGACAGTATCGATGAAAAAGCTATTAATTATGCAAAGGTTGATCGACAGCTAGGTGCAGATATTGATGAATTTGAAGATGAAATCAATCGACTGACTAAAAGAATGAATGCAGTGGTAAATAACCGGAAGCGTTTAAGAGAGAGCTTAATGGCAAGTATGCAAGCTACTGGCAAAACTAAAATTAAAGATAAATTATTTACCATCAATGTGCAGAAAAATCGGAAATCAATTGAAATTGATGAACACAAACTGCCAGCCTATTTAATTACAGAAAAGAAAATTTATAAACCTGACAAAGACCACATCAAAGCATTACTTGATGCAGGCAAAGAAATTCCTGGAGCAAACTATAAGCCACAATCCTACCACGTGGTGATTAGATAGTGTATCAATTAAGAGATTATCAGTTGGAAACAATTAATAATATTTATAAATCAATGGCTAATCATCATAAATCAATCATGGTACAGCAACCCCCACGTACAGGAAAGACAGTAATCATGGCTGAAATAGCTAGGAGAGCAACTGCTAAAGGTAACAGAGTATTATTTGTTGTCCATCGGCGAGAAATAGTAAAACAAGTCAAACAAACCTTTATTAATCAAAGTGTAGATATGAGTTTAGCCATGGTTGGAATGGTTCAAACAGTCGCAATCAGATTACACCATATCCCCACTCCGAAAGTTTTATTTGTTGATGAAGCTCACCACTCATTAGCTAAAAGTTATCAGCGAATTTTAAAACATTTCCCCGATGCAATTAAGTTATTATTTACGGCTACACCTTACAGAATGAGTGGCGAAGGATTTGAAGCAGTAGCAGATGACTTAATAGTGGGTAAGCCGATTAGTTGGCTGATTGAGAATAATTTTTTAGCTCCGGTTGATTATTATGCACCAACCGAAATCAACACTGAGAAGCTCAAAATTAAGCGCACAGGCGAGTTTGACAGTAAAAGCATAGAAGAGGCTTTCAAGCCAAAAATTTACGGCAATGCGGTTAAAACGTTCCAAAAATTAGCTAATAATAAACAAGCTATTGCCTACACCTACAACGTGGCTAGTGCTGAGCACTTAGCCAAAGAATTTAACGCCAACGGAATCACCGCCCAAGCAGTAAACGGTAAAACTCCTACAGAGCATAGAGATGCCATAATCGCCGATTATAAGGCGGGGAAGATTCAAGTGGTAACTAATGCAGAATTATTTACAGAGGGCTTAGACCTGCCAAATGTTGATTGTGTGGTGATGTTACGACCAACCCGTTCATTATCCTTATATTTACAATTTGCGATGAGATCAATGAATCCTCGTCCGGGGAAACGGGCAATAATAATTGATCATGTGGGAAATGTTAATCGGTTTGGTTTACCAACTGATGACCGCAATTGGAGCTTATATGGCAATGGTAAAACGGGTACCACCAACACACGAGTAGCAGAGGTCAAATCAGTCACTGTCTGTCCCAAATGTTTTGCAACATTTTATCGAAGTGGTGATAAATGCCCAGCTTGTGGAGCAGTTTTAACTGAGGAAAAAGAATTAGAAGTTGTTGATGATGTGGAATTAAAAAAGATTACTCAGCAGCGATTAATCAAAATCCACAAAATAATTGATGACAGAATGAATATGAATATAGCTGGAAAACGACCATCAGATTTACAAAGCTATGAAGAAATTCAAGCATATGGGAAGTTAAACAACTACAAGCCTGGATGGGCTTACTACTATGGAAAGAAAAGAGGATTTATTCAATGAGTATCTTACCAGCAAATAAACCGCACAAACCAAACGCCACGCCACGAAATTTCTTTATTTATGGCAAAACGATGAGCGGAAAGAGTTATTTAGCAGAGAGATTCCCGAATCCATTATTTATTAATACAGATGGGAATTCAGAGATGAACCAAGCGCCGGCTATTCAAGTACGAAATATTAAAAAACAGGATGGCAGTTTAAAAAGTTCAGTGATTGATCAATTAGACCAAATAGTCACAGCTTTACAAACAGAAAAGCATGACTATCAAACGGTAGTAGTTGATGTAATTGATGATATCTGCGTGATGTTAGAACAGGCAATCTGCATCGAAAATGACAATGTCCAATCACTGGCAGATATCCCGTACGGCAAAGGTTATTCGATGTTTAATGTTATGTTACAAACTTTTGTGATGGAGTTAAAAGGATTACCGCTGAATGTGGTATATATCAGCCGTGCAATGACTGTTGGAGAGGGAATCACAGAACACGAAGTTCCATCTTTAAAAGAAAAATATTACAACATCGTTAATGGTAATTCAGACTTAGTTATCTTTACTCAGCGAATCGGTAAAAAATACATTCGCAGAGTTACCGATAGACGCAAGCACTATGTGAGAGAAGAAATCAAAGACCCTGCTATCTTAAGAGTTTTAGACAATGTTAATGGAGTTTTTGATAAACCAGTGAAAATTACTAATAAAGAACAAAACGAAATTATTAAAAAAATGGAGGATAACAAATAATGAGCTTAAGAGATATGGCAACAAAAACCTTACAAAATTTTGACGCAGAAAAGGACAGTCCCAACACACCTCAAACATTGCCAACTGGTAAATATTTAGTGACATTGGATAACGTGGAACATCGGGCAACTGATAGCGGATGGGAAGGATTAAGCATTGCCGTTACTGTAGCTGATGGCAAATACGTTGGAAGACGTGATTTTAACAGCTTTAATTTTGAAACTACCAGCAAAAATGGTAAGCCTATTCCAGAAAGCGTAATTGCCGGTCATATTAAATTAATCGCTAAGTTAGCCAATGCTTGCGGAATAGAATTACAAGATGATGATTGGGAAGATGAAGACAGTATTTCAGAAGCATTTATGCCAGTCCATGGAGTTCAAGTATTGATGGATTTATCAGTAAAAGAAAACAAGAAGAATCCGCAATATCCTTACAAAAATTATGATTTTGAGAAAACCGAACAGCCAGAAGAGGTAGAGGTTAAGGACAGTGATTTACCATTCGGCGAGGATGATAAAAAGGATCCGTTTGCTGATAATGCGCAATCAACGGATAATGACATGCCATTCTAATGAAATGGGAGGCAATTATGGAGAATTTAGTTAACTATGCAATTGCCTATGCTAATCATGGATTTAGTGTCCTGCCAATGGTTAATAAACGCCCACTCATTGAATTTGCTGACCAACCTCCGTTAACAGTTTCAGAAATAAAACGAATTTGGAAACATAATCCGTTTGCTCAGATAGCTTTAAGAACAATTGATTTCTTTGTAATTGATATAGATGTCCATGAAGTTAATGGCTATGAATCTTTAAAAAAATATCAACATAAAGACTTAATTATTCCTACTTTAGCCCAGCGTACGGGAAGCGGTGGTGAGCAACTATTTTATAAAAAACGTAATGATATTGAAATCAGTCAAAATATTGGCTGGCTTCCAGGAGTAGATATTAAAGCTCACATCAATAATTATGTAATGGTAGCACCATCTCAAAATCACGGTAATAAATATAAATGGCTTAACAATCGTTCTATGGCTACTCCGGCTAAAGAATTACTGTTAGAAATAAACAAAGATAAACCATCCGATTATAAACCAGAAGATCTAAAATTTACTGGCAAAAGAAGCACAACTACTGAATTGTTTGAAGAGATAATCAATGGATTAGGTGAAACTGGGGGCAGAAATAACGCTCTAGCGTCGTTTATCGGCGGGCTACTATTCAGAAATGTTGATGCACAAATTACTTACCAACTGGCTAAATTAGCAAATGAGCACACGCCTAAGGCTCTATCAGCTAAAGAATTTGACCGCACATTTGAATCTATGGTTAAGAAAGAAATTAAACGAAGGGAGCAGCGTAAACAGTGGGCTTGAAAGATGAAACCAAAAAACTACAAAAACTGCAACAAAATGTAGTTCAATATCCTGGTGCGTTGCCCCTTCGTGAAAATCAAAACGGCGGAATAAAAGCTAATAGCCTTTATAATCTCGGAATAATTTTAGAACGTGACCCCGTATTGCTACACACATTTGCATTTAATGATTTTACTCATGAAATAGCTGTGATTAATGATATTCCTAATTTAAAAATGATAAAAGGCAGAATGATTGATGCATATGACGCTGCAATTCTGAGATATATCGAAGAAAGTTACCGAGTATTATTTCCTGCTTCGCTATTAAAAATGGCAGTTACTAATGAAGCCAGGCGCCATATCTTTAATCCAGTAGTTGATTATTTTGAATGGTGCTATGCACAATGGGATGAAAAAATCAGAGCCGATAAATTTCTACCAGTATTTCTGGGAGCTGAGGAATCACCTGTAACCACGCTGGAAACGAAGTTATTTTTTACCGGAGCGGTAGCAAAGGCTTATGAGCCTACCATTAAATTTGACTATGTATTGGATTTAGTAGGAGGACAGGGAGCCGGTAAAACCACTTTATTAAAAAAGATGGGTAGAGAGTGGTATACGGATCAGTTTACTGATTTTGAAAATAAAGATAACTATTCAAATATGCTTCGAGCATTAATCGTTAACGACGATGAAATGACTGCAACGAATAATAGCAGTTTTGAAATCTTAAAGAAATTTGTGAGTATGGAACAGTTAGAATTCCGCAGTCCGTATGCTCGATCAGCTGAAATCTATGACAAGAATTTTGTTATGGCTAGAACAACTAATGAGGTTAGTTATCTTAAAGATAAAACTGGTGAGCGTCGATTTATGCCGATTTTAGTTAACAAGGAAAGGCAGAAGAAGCATCCAGTTACAGATTTAAATGAAGAAATAGTAGCTCAATTGTGGGGCGAGTTTGTTGGCTATTACAAATATAACAAGGTTGATTTTAATTTAAATTCTACTCAAGAAAATGTATTAAACAAGCATCGTCAGAACTTTATGTATGTAGATGAGGTAGAAGAACAGATTGATGAATATTTAGCTGATTTTCCCGGAGATTTTATTTCCAGTAATCAAATAGCAAAATCCCTAGGAGAAAAAGATTTAGTCAAAAATCGAAGATTAGCTAAAAAGATTAAATATATTATGGACAACAAACCAGATTGGAAATATGGAATTACAAAAATAGATGGAAAAACTAAGAGAGGATATAAAAAGTTACACTAAATAACACTAAGTTACACTAAAAAGTGACTTAGTGTAACCGCGCAATCCCTTGTGCCCCTTACTATATATAAATATAAGTTACACTAAAACACTAATAGTAGTAGTAGAAAATATATATATATATATATAAGGAATATTACAATTTTAGTGTTTAGTGTAAAAAAGCATTTAAACCCTTTTGGAGAGTAAGCAAAATTAGTGTAACCCGTAATGTAACTTAGTGTAACTATGAAACCAGAACATCAAATTCAAAATGAAATCAGAGTAGCAGTATCCCAACACGGATGCACTGTGTTTAGAACCAACGTTGGTAAAGTTAGAATGGAAAATGGTGGTTGGTTTGATACAGGATTGCCAAAAGGTTTCCCGGATTTAATGGGATTTCGCCATTCTGATGGCAAAATATTTTTTATCGAAGTTAAAAATAAAACTGGTAGATTACGCGAAGATCAAAAGGTTTTTGCAAAGTTTTTAAAACAATATCCAGTTTTATATGGAGTAGCAAGAAGTGCAGAAGATGCAATTAAAATTGTGGAGGATAAATAATATGGTTTTATTCAATGACATGATGGCATCAATTCGTTGCTGCAAGCATAGAAAATGTATTATTTGCCTACAACATGCAGATATTGATCACACGTTTGGGCTAGTAGGAATGGGGAGAGACAGGCATACAGTAGACAATTCTCAAAGCTATTTCTTGCCCCTATGCAGGAAGCACCATACAGAACGCCACCAATTAGGAGTAATGAAATTTTTAAATAAGTATCACATAAAACCCGTGAAGCTAACGCTGGAAACACGAAGAGAATTACACATAGGAAGGAATTAGGCGACAGTATGAATAAGTATTTTAGAGATACCCAAAGGAAAATAAATCATGAAAGCTTATAGATGTGATTATGATGATGGATATGAAGTGTTCTCTAATTTTTATTGGGCAAAAACGAGAGGACAGGCAAAATATTACGCCTTACATGATGATGAGTTAGGTAATCCTTATGATTTTATTGATATTGAGTCTCACCGTACTTCTTGGGCAGACAAATTAGAGAATGCTTCGGATTATGAATTTGCCTTGGAATGCTTAAAGCATGGCTACTCTTATATTACGTACGATGACAACGGTATAAAACGTGAGCTATTTGAAGAGGATGTGCCCGTATTAGAAAAAGTTGGTAGCGTAGAAGGTTTTTGGAAACTCTACAACAAAGGCAAAATTAAATACAACGATAAAGGAATTCCTTATTTAGTGAACGAGAGGAACAACAATGACTAAACACATTTGGAAAACTCACAGAGAAAAGCCTAAAAAATTCGAAGATGCACTGGTGAATATCTTTAATATTGGTAATAGCTATTTCAATGGTTATACAAGCCAAAAGGCGACAGCCAAAGCCATTGCTGCCGAATTAAGCAGTGTAACTAATAATTAAGTACAGTAAGGGGGGTTCAGTATGTCTGAGCTAACTGACCTTGTGGCAAACTTAGAGCAAAAATATGGTTCACCATTGCATGATATACCGCATAATGACCCAGACTTTATCACGATACAGAAAAAATACTGGCCAGATAATAACCAGCATAAGCACCCAAAACATAAAAAATATAGGGAAGGAACAATATGCAAGGTTATTGAGCTAAAAACGGGGAAAGAACATATATTCCAAAGTTTTTACCAAGCCAGTAAGTTTTATGGCTATAGCCAAGGCTGGGCATGCAAATATTATAAAGTTCAAAAGAAAGGACATAATAATCCTAAATACAAAATTGTCAAATTAGAGTAAAGAAAGCAAATAAAAAAATAATGAGTAAAAACAAAAAGATTTTAGATATGACCTGTGGTGGTCGCATGATATGGTATCAACCAACAAGCTCAGATGTTGAGTTTGTTGACCAACGTTGTGGGACTTATGACTTGGGCACATATCCAACTAAAGTTGGAAATAAGCAAAGGTCAATTACTATTGAACCAACCACACGAGCAGATTTTACTGCATTGCCCTTTGCAGATAATACTTTCTATTTAGTTGTTTTTGACCCACCACATTTAAAGTATGCAGGTAAAAATAGTTGGTTAGCAAAAAAATATGGAAGGCTACCTAAAAGCTGGTCAGCTTTAATAGCAAAGGGCTTTGACGAAGCTATGCGAGTTCTGAAACCTAATGGAACATTGGTCTTCAAATGGTCGGATGAGCAAATTTCTATCAAAGAAATTCTCAAGACAATTAACTTTAGACCATTATTTGGAGACAGACGTGGAAAAACAAGATGGCTGGTATTTTTCAAATCAAATTAAATTAAGGAGAAGAAGAAGGACTTATCGCTTAGTTGGTTCAGAGTAGAGAACATACTCAACACCTATGAAATTTAGGACTGGTAATAAATGAATGCACTTGAATTATTTGCTGGCATTGGCGGAATAGCATTGGCAGAACAAATGGCTGGGATGAATGTGGTTGGTTTATCTGAAATAGAAGAGTTCCCAATCACAATTTTGAAAAAGAACTTTCCAGGTATCCCAATTTTAAATGATGTTCGAAAAATAAATAAACAGAGTTTGAGGTGTGTAGGTATTGACCCAAAAACAATTAACATTATTTCCGGAGGCTTTCCTTGCCAGCCTTTCAGTGTTGCCGGGAAGCGCAAAGGCAAGAAAGATGACCGCGACCTCTGGCCGGAAATGTTTAGAATTATCAAAGAAATCAAGCCCGATTGGGTTGTTGGAGAAAATGCTGCTAACTTCACAAATATGGGGCTCGACAGAACGCTTTCTGACTTGGAAGATGAAGGCTACGAAACGAGGACATTTGTACTTCCAGCTTGTGCCGTCGGAGCCCCTCACCAACGCTACAGAACATTTATTGTTGCCAACTCCATTAGCTTCAGATGGCGACGCATGGGTCAGAGTCAAGAAGAGCGATGTCTTAGGAAGTTTACACAGAACTCTAAAACCAAAAGGTGGCAGAAAAAAAGGGAAAATGCGGTTCACTTATTACTTTCAGGCACTAAGGAGATCACCTCAGGAAGCCGCAAATTTCGGAGAAATGATGATGGGCTTTCCATCGGGGTGGACAGATTACGAGCGCTAGGAAATGCAGTTGTCCCACAGCAAATATTGCCAATTTTTCAAGGAATAGTTTCCATAGGGAAAGATACAAATGCATTATAAATGACTGAAGAATCCACAAATTAAGAAAGCAGAGGGTGATGAAAAATGACAAGATATTATGTAATTACGTGTGGTAAATTTTTTTTAAAGGGTTATAGCCATACCGGTAAAAGTAATGACTATATTAATGAAATAGCTTTGTCAGTAAATCCGAAAGACGCCTACTTGTTTGAGGGCACGAAAGGTGTGAAAGATGCTTCAGAGATTGCTCGAATGCTGCACGCACTAGTAAAAGAAGTCCAATTAGCTTAGTATTTCAAAAACCAAAGCACAGCGGGAGGAAATAAATGTTTCTGTTTAGACAGGTTGATATGAAGAGAACTGAAGATAATGTACTGAAGTTTTTTAGTGATGATTACAGAAGGCTCTGTTCCATGACTGGTACAAATTTACAATCGCCTGTCCTATCAGCTACACCCGCGGCTAAAAGTGTTCAAAATCCGCAAGAGAATAAATTCATTAAGTTAATTGAAAATCGCAAAATACTAGAAGCTGTAAATCGCTCAATAAAATCCTGTTCGCATGATAGTCAAATAATCCTTAATCAAAGAATTATTAAAAATTATGAACTACATGTAATTATGGCGCAGCTGAGCATATCCAGTTATAGCACATACTATAAAATGCAAACGGTAGCCTGTAATGCCTTTGCTGATGCATTTGAGGTTCAAGCTGAGCCATTATTTAGTAATAACGAGAACGATCTTCATGCTTACGAAAAACCAAAAGTGTAAATTTGGTGTAAGAATTTGGAGAAATCGCGTAAGAATTTGGAGAAATCGCGTAAGAATTTGGAGAAATCGCGTAAACTTTTGGAGAAAAAATAAGGCAAAATGGTATTGTAGGAAAAATCAAGAGGCGAGAGCCTCTGTTATCGGCAAGTAATGCAGCTGGGCTGCGCATATAACCTACTTTTGATGCCATTGTGTATTCCTTCTCATAAAATATAAAAGGGTTCGAATCCCGGCTTGCCGAATTGCCCATGGGCAAAAATAAATTATAAAAGGATGTGTAAAAAGTCCCCCTATAGTAACTATTAATCTAGCCCAGCCGGTTGCTGTCCAAGTTTAGAGTATGCTTGGGTTACTAATAAGGTGAGGTTCGACTCCTCAGTTAGGCATTGCCGAAAGGCAAAATAAAAAATGTGTTTCACATGAACATAATTTAGCAAGATTAATACTCACTGGGTGTTTTAGCTGTTTGGAAGCAGCTACACCCAACTACATATATAAGGATTAGGAGGTTATGAGCGGTTGGATTATTTTGTAAAAAAGAGAATACCAGTACAAGCTTATCAAACTACTAAGCCAGTTGATATCAAAACTTTAGAGGGAACAATGCACGCCAATATAGGAGACTGGATTGTTACCGGTGTTGATAACGAAAAATGGGCAGTAAAAAAAGATATTTTTGAGAAGACTTATGAAAGATACTATAAAAGTTAATTTTATAAGTTATTGGAAATGAGGAACATATTTTGGCATGCGGGAAAATGAGAAAGTTAAATGACCATGATATTAGAGAGGCTGTTCTAAAACATATCAGAAAGTTCAAGAATGCCAAAATTAGAGAAGAATATACTACCTATTCTGGCAAATCAAGAGCTGATATTGTAGCCATAAATAGTCATATAAATGCTTTTGAAATTAAAAGCGATTATGACTCTCTGGACAGATTGCCTAATCAAATAAAAGAATATGACTTGACCTTTGAAAAAAATTATATTGTTACTGGCAATAAATATATTAATAAAATATCTAATTTTGTTCCTCAACATTGGGGTATAATCCATGTATACAAGCAGAATAGTAATATTATTTTTAAGTACTGCCGGCACCCTACTCTAAACCCATTTTTTGATTTTAAAAGCTTTTTAGGGTTAATTGACTCACAAACTCTGAAAAAAATGGTTATGAAAAGCAACATTAAGACGGGATTAACTTCAAAGGAGGTTAGAAAATCATTCAAGTTTCCCTTGCTTGAGAAGCTTGACAATAATCTAAGCGATTATCAAAAGCAAAGGTTAATAAAGGTTGCAAGATGCTTGATAAAATCTACTTTTTGATGTAAAGGGCAAAATATTATGTATAACAGTCAGCAAATAGCAAAATGGTTTCTAACACATGAAGCTATGCCACCAAAGAAACTGCAAGAATTAGTATACTATACCCAAGCATGGAGTAATGCTTTACTCAAAAAGCCCATTATTAATACTGATTTTCAGGCTTGGGCTAATGGTGCAGTTTCTATTGACTTGTTAAGAGAATACCATTCTTATGGTGAAACACAGATACCACAAAATAAGAATTATGTTAATCAGATAAACGACGATAGTGTAGAAGATTTATTAGAATCAGTATGGATTACTTATGGAGATAAAAATGCAAATGAACTGGTAGCTTTGACACATCGTGAGCTGCCATGGATGATTGCTCGGTATAATGGTAAGCCATATATAATAGACAACATTACGATGGGAAAATTTTATCATTCTATCATGATATAAATGTAAAAAATTGCATTTTATTTAATAAATATTGAAGTATTCACAATATAAATGCAAAAATCGCAATTTATTTAATAAATATTGCACTTTCTACAATATAAATTGAATATTTGCTTTTGCAAAGGCAATAAAATGGGGGTATTTTGAACTACACCATTAAAACCCTCTTTAGCAGCGTTTTCAGCCATTTTACCCTCGTTGAATGTAATTAGTCGCGAATTAAATTTAAATGGCTGATAATTGAAATGTCGAGGCTAAATTTTTTGGAGATGGTTAAAAATAATCACATATAGTCTCAAATTGGTTGATGAAAGAGAAAAGAGGTTAATATGAACATATCACTTCCAGAAATAATAATTTTGCTAAATATGTTGGGTTTCAAACTGCATATATCAATGGGATTAGTGCTAGCAATGCTATGTAGCACAATAATAGTATTCGTAATAGCGATATTGATTGCTCTGATTATATATAGGTGGATCAAAAAATATTAAAGCACTCAGATGAGTGCTTTTTTTGTACTCACAATTAAGGAGGTGAAGCAAGTGCAATGCTGAGGTTCCGTAACGTAGAAGAACTGGACGGCAATATTAATAAGCAATTGCTAAATGAGTATCGTGACAAAGTTTGTACTGTGAAAGATATCAAGAAAACATTTAAGCATATTTATAAAGCTAAAGCTCAAAACAACGACGTTTGGCGTGATGAATATAACTACTTGCTATTAACAATAAAGAGACTAAAGCAACGTGGATGTGATGTTAGGAAACTAGAACGTGCATTCGAAAAGTATAAAGCAAAAGAAAATGTTTTTTAGAACAGCACGAGTCAAAAACTTAGAAAGGTGTTATCAAAATGAAAGCAGAAAATAATGAATGCAAAATCCCAACACGTGATGATTTCATTAACAGTTACATTGATCCCAAGCTGCAAGTTAGAGTAACCAAAGCGTTACAAAAGGGTCTGGAGAGTGGCAAAGCAGAAGTGATGTTTGATAAAAAAGGCTTTTCTTACGCAGAGATACTTCAATTATATAATCTATTGCCTAGCCTAGGATATAACGTGAGTCCTCGTTATGGCGGAACTAAACTAAGCTGTATAGCTGTACTGTTTAGTTAACGAGGTGAAACATGGTGGCAAAGCATCGAATACTGAGTGCTTGGTATGAAGATATACCAGCTGGTAACGATAAGGAATATCATATCAAGTTAGGTTCTCAGAAAGTATTACAAAAGGATCTAGACTTCATAATCATTCAGCTACTCTATAACTCCGTGAAGAAGTATGTAGTGTTACAAGGAGAACAGGTAAACAGAGAGACGTTTACTAAAGCTACAACAGAGTACATTGGTAATGGTGCGGTAGCAGTTCATGTTAATACACTGTATGACTTAAGACACCCAAGTGAGGTGCCTCAATAATGCCAAGGGTTAGAAGATGTAGGCAGCGTGGTTGCCATGCAATGGTCGAGTTACCTGACCACTACTGTGCTGAACATTACGAACATGAAGCAGAGTATCTAGCCAACAGACAGAAGTGGGCACGCAGTCATAGTAAAAGCTACACACATAGATACAATACAGTTAATCGTAATCGAAATGATAGTAAGTCCAAGCAGTATCAGTTCTACAGGTCGAAGCAATGGGTTGCACTCAGACAGCAAGTATTAGAACGTGACAACTATCTATGTCAATACTGTAGAGCACAAGGTAAGCTCACACCTAACAGTAGAACAGTGGATCATATAGTACCGATTGAGTTTGATAGCACAACACAAGCAAGCATTGACAATCTAGTAACTACTTGTGCTGCTTGTCATAGAATGAAAACAGATTGGGAACAAAGTTACTATGGCACAGGTCAAGGAAACAATTTAAAGGCGGTTAAACCAATCAGAGATATAAAATCAATTACTATTTTAATGAAAAACAACACGCCGTGAGAAGCAAATATAAGCCGCTCACGAGGTTTTAAGTGTTTGTAATGTTATTTATCAGAAATTATTTTTAAATTTAAATTAACCCCCGCCCCCTTTATCAAAAAAAGGAAGAGCGCACACATTGCCGTCAGCTTGCAAGCCACGGCATTTTTTAATTTTTTAGGGTAGGGGGGGTCAGCTGACAAGGAGGTGATATTTGCCGGTGGTAAAAAAAGCTTATTATATGCAGAATGACGGGCATTTATCGCCTGACCCACCGAAGCATCTAGGCAATTTAGCAGGGCGCTGTTGGCGTAAAATTATACCTTTTTTAGAAAGCACCAAGCGAGTGGAGCGGATCGACAGTGGTCTGATCGAAATGTATTGTTCGCAGTATGAAATCTATCGCAATGCCTATGATAGCGTAAAAAAAGACGGTTCTCAGACAGCAATTTACAAGTCTATACAAAATGCTGCCGGCGAAGTCATTAAAGAGGACTTTGCCGGTTTTAGAAAGAATCCCGCCGTAAATATAATGAAAGATGCTACTACATTAATGATTTCGTTAGGTTCTGAATTAGGCCTATCTCCGAAATCACGGGCAGAATTGATGCAAATTGTTGGCCAGAATGAAGATGATGAAGCTAGTATGCAAGATTTAATAGAAGGAGGTGGAGACGACGAGTTCTAGAGTACTTAACAAAGACGTTAAGGCAGCTTATAGAAAGCAAGATTATACAAATATCTTTAAAAAATATCGTGACCCGGCTACAACTTATGCTAAAAAAGTCTTAAATGGAGATATTTTGGCTGGTTATAAGATTAAGTTGGCTTGTTACCGACATTTGCAAGACCTACAGCGAGTGGAAAATCATGATCTTAATTTTCCTTACTTTTATTCTGCCAAAGAATGTAAAAAGGTTTTACGCTTTGCTAAGCTTTGCCCTGACCCGTCTGCTGGCTCTCCGCTTCCCTTAATGTTGTGGCAAAAGTTCATTTTATGCATGATGGCTGGTTGGCGCGATGACAAAAATCATAAAAGGTTTATTCGAGTTAATTTAAGCGTTGCGCGAACTAATGGGAAAACCTATTTAGTAAATATCATGCTTTGGTATGCCTATATGATTGAAGCAGCTAATTCGTTTAATCAAGATTTAGCTTATATTGGACCAGTTGCTAGTCAAGCTAAGAAAGGTTGGCGGTATGTTAAAACATTCGGCAATAAGTTAAAAGAAATTCCAGCATTTCAAAGAGAATTCTTTAAAAAATTTGATGTTGATGTGCAAACAGAACAAGTAAAATCATTAGTTAATCAAAATAACATTTTACGTCTTTCTAATGAATCAGGACAATTTGACACATATCATTTTTTATTTTGTGTTGCTGATGAAGCGGGTGATCCTAGATATGAGGGTGAAAATTTTGGCAAGATTACTTCCGGTCAAGTAAATACGCCCAATCACCAATTTGTCGAAATATCAACGGCCTATGAAGATCCTTCCGTAGCTTTCCATAGAGAACAACTACGTTTAGAGGAAAGCATGGAAAAAGATGATATTCGGTCAGACGACGATTTTCTATGTTTAGTTTGGGAGCAAGACGACCCAGATGAACTTAATTTCCCTAAAACATGGCTGAAAAGCAATCCTATTTTAGGGATCAATGATGTTTCCGGACTGCTTAAAGAGCGAGGCATTAAGTTAAATGACGGAACCATTAATGAGTTTAAAAACCGCAATCTGAACATGTGGTTACAAGTTTCTGTTAATTCTTATTTAAAACTAGATGAGATTAATGATGCTGTGACCGGTAATTTCGATATTCGCGGGCGAGATGTTTATATTGGTTTTGACAGCTCAATGTTTAGTGATAATACAGCGCTAGCTTTTATATTCCCCTATTTATCAGACAAAAAAGAACAAAAATTTTATATTAAACAACATTCTTTCATACCTTGGCGCCAAGCTGGATCCATTGAAATTAAAGAGCGTCAAGACGGGATTAGATATCGCGAACTTGCCAAAAAAGGTTTCTGCACTATAACCAAACAGGCCGAAGGCCTTATTAACATTGAACAGGTCTTTGGTTGGGTAGCTTATTTTGTAAATCACTATAATTTAAACGTTAAATTTTTCGGTTATGACCGAATGGGAGATTTCAGAGTTAAAGAGCTGGTTAATTCTTTAGAAACTAACTTTGATTGGCCCTTACAGGATGTTGAACAACGCACTTCTGCTATTGGCGATCCAACTAAATTTCTGCAAGAGGAATTTGCAAAACGCACTATTGCTTGTGATGCAGACCCCATTTTACAAAAAGCGCTACTAAATGCTACTACTTACGAAGATAAAATTGGGATGCAGGTCGATAAAATACGTGCCACTTACAAAATTGATGTGGTAGACGCTTTAATCGACGGTATGTATCAAGCTATGTGGTATTTTAAAGATTTTAATCCGCAACAGCAAGATACTGAAATAGATAGAATGACGGCAGATCAGGTTTTGAACTGGTATAACAGTTCAGAATCTGGTCTTTTAGATGAAGGGGATGATGATGAGTTTGAAGATTGGTGAACATTTAAAGAAGTGGCTTTGGAAATACAGTGACGTACTTTGCTATCTAATGGGTCTGTTTTTAATTGATTATGTAATCTTCTTGTGCAATTTAAAATTAGGAATTTTAAGTGTAGGAATTGAACTTATGATTATCGGTGGCATTTTATCATTTCTTCCGAATAAGGACGGTGAAAGGTAATGCCATTTTTTAATTTTAATAAAAAGTCAAGCGCAATAAGCATTAGTTCAGATAAAGATATTATTAATTTTTTAAATGCGCAATCTGCTGAATATATTAGTGCTGACCAAGCGCTAAGAAATTCCGATATATATTCGATCATAATGCAATTATCTGGTGACTTGGCCACCTCCCATTTAACAGCTAAAACTAAACGCTCTCAAAGCATATTAGATAATCCAAGTGCAACAACTAATTCATATTCTTTTTGGCGAGCTATGTATGCTCAACTTTTACTTGGTGGAGAAGCCTTTGCTTATCGATGGCGTAACCAAAATGGTGTTGACAAACGATGGGAGTATTTACGACCTTCTCAGGTTAATGTATTTTTACTGGAAGATGGTTCCGGATTAGTTTATAACGTTACTTTTGATGAACCAGAAATAGGTGTTAAACAGGCTGTGCCACAATCAGATTTAATTCACTTTCGGCTACTAAGCCGTAATGGTGGTATGACCGGAATTAGTCCTTTAACAGCGCTGACCGATGAACTGCATATTAAAAGCCAATCTAACGGTTTAACACTCAATGCTTTAAAACAATCGGTTAACGTTCCGAGTATTTTAAAGGTTAAGAACGGTTCTAAATTAGATACTACGTCAAGAGCAAGCCGCTCTAGAGAAATTGTGAAACAAATTAACCATTCGAATAATGGTCCTTTAGTCATAGATGATTTAGAAGATTATACTCCATTAGAAATTAAATCCAACGTCGCTCAGTTGCTAGATCAAGTCAATTGGACTGGTAAACAGATTGCTAAAGTTTTCGGTATCCCCGACTCGTATTTAAATGGTCAAGGTGACCAACAATCCAACATTGATCAAATTAAAGGTATGTATGCAAATGCTCTAAATCGCTATATGCAATCAATTATTAGCGAGTTATCAAACAAATTAAATTGCGAAATTAAAGCCGATATTCGCCCAGCAATTGACTCATTAAACACAAGTTATGCTAATAACATTTCTAACATAACTAAAAGTGGCGTCTTAGCACAAAATCAAGCCGTCGACGTGCTTCAACGGGCAGGTTATTTACCAGAAGATTTGCCACAACCAACAAACGTCAACCCAACGAAAGGAGGTGAGAACGCTGACGAAGACGATTAACATTAAAGGCGACGTTGTTAACGATGAAACAGCTGCCTTTTACAGTTTTTTTGACATTCCTTCCATTTCACCCAGTCAAGTTTCAAATATCTTAAATGATGACAATGATGATGTGACAGTTGATATTGCCTCCGATGGTGGCGATGTATTTGCTGCTTCTGAAATCTATACTTTGTTAAAAAAGTATTCTGGCAAAGTAACAGTCAACATTGAAGGGCTGGCAGCTTCAGCAGCCAGTGTGATTGCCATGGCCGGAGATCAGATTAATATTTCTCCAACGGCGCAAATCATGATTCACAAAGCTTGGGGAACCATTGATGGGAATTCAGATGACTTTGCCCACCAAGCAACCGTATTGAGCGGTATCGATGAATCCATTGCGGCAGCCTATGAAGCTAAAACCGGTATGAAGCAAACCGACCTATTACACTTAATGAGCCAAGAAACGTGGTTAACTGCACAGGAAGCCGTAGATAAGGGCTTTGCTGATGAAATTATGTTTGTTGACCAAAAAGCGCCCCAAGTGGTAAACAGTATTTCTCATATTCCCTCCAAGAAAGCTGTCAATAAACTATTTAATTTAATTTCTCAAGTTAATTATCAAGAAAACCAAAGCCAACCTAGCGATGATTTAAAAAATCGTAAGTTGGCTATTTTATTAGGTAAAAAGGAGTAAACGAATGAACGTAAATGAATTAAACGACGCATGGGTTGCAGCTGGCCAAAAAGTGGCTGACCTAAATGCTCAAATCAATGCAGCTGTATTAGATGACCAATTCGACGAAAAACAATTCGCTGAATTAAAAAATAAACGTGATAAAGAAACTGTTCGGCGTGACGCTTTACACGACCAGGTAGAGCAGGCACGAGCTGAACAAACCGTCCAGATGGCCAAAAATAATTCGAAGGAATTAAAAGCAAGCAAAAACGATCCCAAAACTGAATTCGTTAACAATTTTCAAGGTATGATACGCAATGATCCTAAAATTATGAACTTGGTTACTTCTTCAACCGATACTGACGGAAATCGAATTGGTTTAACAATCCCGCAAGACATCCAAACTGCAATTCATGAATTAGTTCGGCAATATGACTCTTTAGAGCCGTATGTCAATGTGGAGTCAGTAACTACACCGGCAGGTTCCCGTGTTTATGAGCAATGGTCAAATATCAAGCCTTTAGATAATTTAGATGATGAAACAGCAGCAATTGCTGACAATGATGATCCTAAGCTAAGCTTAATTACCTATAAAATTCACCGTTATGCTGGTATTAATACCGCTACTGATTCGTTAATTAACGATACAGCCGAAAATATTTTAGCTTGGTTATCACAATGGATTGCTAAAAAAGTTGTCGTAACACGAAATCTCGAAATTATTAAGAAAATGAACACTGTGCCAAACAAACCAACACTGGCTAAATTTGATGATTTGATTGATATGGTAAATACCGCGGTTGATCCCGCCATTAAATCAACTTCTATGCTTATGACTAATACTTCTGGTTTTAATGCTTTGTCCAAGGTCAAAAATGCTATGGGCGACTATTTACTGCAACCCGATCCCAAGCAACCGGGAGCCTATCAAATTATGGGCAAGAATGTTATTGAAATTGGCGATCGTTGGTTACCAAATGCTGGCACACAAGCTACACCAGCATTTCCAATTTATTATGGAGATTTAAAGCAGGCTGTCACTTTGTTTGATCGTGAACAAATGTCATTACTGACTACTAATATTGGTGACGGAGCATTCCGGCGTGATCAAACTAAGATCAGAGTTATCGATCGTTTCGATGTGGAAGCCACAGATAGCGAAGCGTTTGTGGCAGGATCATTTACTAAAATAGCTGATCAAACCGCTAGTTTTGCAGCAGGCGCTCCAGCAAGTAGCTCAAAATAGAGCGTAATTAACTGTCGCCTATAAAATACACAATAGCTTGTAGCGGCGGCTGAAAGGGTGTGAGGTGATATGTCGGTTGAAGTTGATTTAGATACCTTTAAAAATGCTTATCGAGTTGATGGTAATGAAGATGACTCACTGATTCAAATGTATTTAAATGCGGCTAATATTTTCGTCAAGAACGGTATTGGTTCAAACGATGCTTTTTTTGAACAAGCAGATATCAAACCTGTATTTGAAACTGCAGTATTAGCCTATGCAGGTACTTTATACCAATATCGTGCCTCAGTTAGCGACGTACAGCCGTATGAAGTCAATTCAACTTGCAACAGTATTATCGGACAATTACGCGGTAAGTACGCCAGTTTTGAGGAGGAACAAGATGCCCAAGAAAATAAATCCGAGCATGTTTAATAAAAAATGCGAATTTGGGACTGTAAAAACTGTTCAAAATGAAGCAAATATGGGCAAGCACATTGAATTTATTGCTAATTTCTCACTGTGGTGTTATCCCAAAAAGCGGACAATTCGCCAAGAATACGAGATTTATAACACTGAACTAGACGATTCGATTGTTTTAGTAATTCGGCATAATGCCAATGTTAACAAACAGCTAAAAGTTAAATTCCACGGCGAGCTGTACGACATTCTTACGATTAACGCTGACGATAGCTTCAACTTTATGGCATACGATTATATTACTTGCAAGAAAATTCAGAAGGGTGGTGCTAAAGGTGACAGAACTTGACACCCAGTTAAATGAGTGGTTTGTAAAAGTGAAAAAACTGGTTCCAACTACTGCAGAAAGAGCAGAAATGACTGCTGCAGGAGCAGAAGTTCTCAAAAACAATTTAATTAGTGAAACACGGCAAAAGCACTATCGCAATACAAAGCACCGAAAAACTAAACATTTGGCAGATTCCATTGCTTCCGAAAATAAAGATTTTGATGGCATAGCTGATGGAAATTCAGTTGTGGGCTTTGAAAAGAAAAGTATTTCTGGTGTTAATCATGCAAGAATCGCCCGTTTTTTAAACGATGGTACTAAAAAGTTAGTAGGTGATCATTTCTACACCGACACGGTGAAAGAATCAGAAAAGGCAGTTTTTATGGCGGAAAAAGCTGTCTATGATAAGCACAAGCACAACTTATAATGGACTTGCCGACTGTTTATGCACAAAAATTAATCCAAACTGCACATTTTAATTGGATTAACGCTATTTATCGGGATTTCATTCCGCCTGAAGTACAAGATAGTTCCGATCAAACAATTGTTTTGATAACTGAAGACACCAACGAACCAGCAGCCTATGCGAACAAAACATTCAAAGGGTGGAACATTGGTGTTGAAGTACAAATCTTTTATAGTAGCAATTTGCCAGAAAATTTTCAGATGATGGAAGCAGAAGTAGCTTTTGCAAAGTTATTTAACGACGATCAATGGCAAATTGAACAATCTAAAAATCATATTGAAGACCCTGATACTAATCAAGTATCCAAGGTCTTTTATTTTTCGAAAAATTTAATGATAAAGGAGAGAAAATAATGGCTGGAGCAAGTTTTAAAGGGATTAATTGGTTAGGCTTTGGTATTTTAGATGATCACGGGAAAATTATTACTGGTGATAAAGGTATAGGCGATGGCGTTCTTATCGTTGATGGTGACGCCGAAGGAGCCACTACCGCTAATGTCACAGGTATTGAAGAAAAAGGTACCCCACAGTACGCAAATAACAAAGTTAAGCGTATGGCACACGGCTCACAAACACCTTCCGTTGCTGTTACCATGCTGGATATGGATTATAAAGCATTAATGAAGATGAAAGGTTACGACGATGACGGCAAAGGCGGTTTCGTTTTAAATAGTGGTAAAAAGCCACACGTAGCCTTAATGATTTGTACCTCAGACTTTAATGGAGATTATGTTTTCGAAGGTTTTGCCAATGGTGAAATGATTGAAGCCGCACACAATCACGGAACTAATAACAAGAACGAAACGGACGCTAACAGCACTTTAGAATATGACGTTATTGATCCGCTGGACGATAAAGTCTTCTTAGATAGTAAAGGACGCCAGCGCTCTTATAAAGCTTACTATCAATCACATGACGGCTTTTCTTTTGTAAATATGTTTAAAGAAGTTTTTGGTGGCTATGTTTTATCTAAAGAAAATGCTGCCATTATTGGAGCAGCTAAAGAAGGTCAGACCGGTAATGATGACTATGATCCAACTGGTGGTAATAGTGCTATTAATCACGGAGCAGATAACAATCAAGGAACAGACACTGGTTCAGGCTCTAACAATGCTGGCACGGGCAGTGATAATAATACAAATAATGCTACTAATGCTGGAGGCAATGCTTAATGCAAAAAATTAAATTAAAAACAGCAGTTCTTGGCCTAAAAGAGTTTACGGAAGTTCCGACAACATATAGAAATCAAGAAATGGCTAATCAAATGTATATTGACATGCTCAAGCTTAGTATTAGCCAAACTAAAGATTTATCTGGCCTAACCGGCAAAAAAGCTACTAAAGCTTATATTGAAGAAGCCGAAAAAATTAAAAAATTAGATCAGCAGCAGCTTAACTTTATTCAAAATCTTTTGAAATTAACTAATAAGGAGATTGAAAAAGTTAAGGATATTGCTTCCAATAAAGAGATTTCTGAATGGAATAATTATGCAGTAATGCGCTTTCGAGGTCTGACAGATAAAGACATTGAAGAAATATATACTGAACAAAATGAGGTAACTGAAGACCCAAAAGACGTGCCGGCAGACTCAGACAGCAATTAATTCATGCTAAAGAAGATCAAAATTCGCTTGCCTATATCAAACAACAACTGTTATTTCATGCTGGGATTACTCCATCGGCAATTGATGAAGAAGATTACTTCGAAATTCTAAGAATTAGCAAAGCTCAAGGAGATGACGAAGAAGACTAATTGATCCGTTAATTTTTGGGGGAAAGGAGGTAAAGCAAAATAAGAATTGATAACGAAATGGCAACTAAAATTGCCATTGATACTTTAGGTGCCAGCAGTAATTTGCAGTCATTAAATAATGCGATTAAAGCAACAACCAATGCTTGGAAATCACAAGAAATCGCGTTAAAGTCGTCTGGAGATATGCTGGGGGCTGCGCAAACTCGCTATAATGGCTTATCTGAAACTATTGATCGCCAAAAAGCTAAACTTAGTGAACTAGTTGACCGTCAAAATCAGTTAATTAATGTTAATCAAGAAACTGTTCGAGCATATAGCGAATACGAGAATAAAGTTTCTTCTCTGAAGAATGAACTACAGAATTTAGATACGACTACAGATTCTGGAAGAGAACGAGCAGAACAGCTAAAAAATCAGATATCACAATTAGGTGATGAATTTCAAAAGAGCTCCGGCATAACGAAAAAAGATGCCGAAGCTTATTTAAAATTACAAAAAAATATTAGTTACACTGAAAAACAACTGTCTTCATATGAAGCACAGCAAAAACGAGCTGCCAACACCTTAAAATATTATCAATCTGGCTTAGCTGATTTACAACAAGGGTATAAGCTGACTGAAGCAGCTTCCAAAGCTTACGTCAACAGGCTACAAACCGAAGGGCGTGAGTCAGAAGCTAACAAGGCTAAGATTGCTGGCTTAAAGCAATCTCTAACTAATTTAAATTCGCAATATAATATTCAGACTAAAGAACTGAAAGCCATAGCTTCAGAAGAAGGCTTAACAAGTTCTGCTTACGTCAAGCAAAAGACCCGAGTCGACCAAACTGCCGCTTCTATTGCAAAGCTGAAAGATCAGCTGTTGATTGAGCAAAATAACTTGACTAACGTGCGCAAGGCTACTGATTTAGCCACAACTGCCAGTAAAAGTTATGTTAATAGTCTGACAGCACTTGGCCGCAATACTGAAGCTCAACGTGTAAAACTCACAAACTCGATAAATGTTCACAATAAATTAGCGACTCAACTTAATGCTGAACAAAAATATTTGAGTCAGTTGGGTGAGACTTACGGCCGGACGTCCACTAAATATCAAGAACAAGCCATTAAGGTTAATGACTTAACTTCGAAATATCAAGCAAACGTCCTAGAAACACGGCAACTTAACCGTTCTGTCGGTGAAATGTCAAGCCGTAACATTAGATTAAAAGACAGCTTTTCTATCGTTGGAAATGCAGCACGCGATGGCTTTAGTAAAGTTCGTACAGGTGCAACTTATGCTGCTGGCGGAATTGCTGCATTTGGTGTAGCGGCTATGTCGGGCGCTAAGCGAGCAACTAGTTTACAGCACACTTACCAAGTGAATACCAACTTGTTAATCACAGGTGGTGAAAAGGCTTCCGCAGCAATTAAGAATGTTTCTCAGATGCAGCGTGATGGTGAGAAATACTCGTTGCAATACGGCAAATCACAACAAGCGATTGCTGAGCAATATCAAGAATTGATCAAACGTGGTTACTCGTCTAAGCAAGCTCTAGGGGCTATGCGTTCAGAACTGCAAGCTTCCGTAGCTTCTGGTGATGACTTTAATGATGTTGTGAAAGTTTCTAGTCAAGTTGTCGACGCTTTCGGTATGCGGACAACTTCAACGTCGAAAATGGTGCACAATACTCGGCGCGTTGTGAATGAATTAGCTTATTCAGCTGATATGACTGCTACTGACTTTCAGAGCTTAGGGATTGGTATGTCTTATGTTGGAGATTCCGCTAAAACTGCTGGCTTTAGTTTGGCAGAAACGTCAGCAGCTATGGGTGAACTATCCAACCATGGTCTAGAAGCTGATAAAGCAGGTACTGGATTGCGGAAGACAATTGTTTCTCTTGCCAAACCTTCTAAAGATGCTACCGAAGCATTAAAAAGCATTGGTATTGAATCCACTAGCGTATTTAAAGACGCCAACGGCAACTTCAAATCCCTATCCGATATTTTAGGCACAATCAATGCCCATACTAAAAACTTAGGAACAGCTCAGCAAGCGGCAGTATTCAAAGCCATATTTGGCACTACCGGTATGCAATCTGCTCAAATTTTGGCTCAGAATAACACTGAACTAACCACTCTTACACGTAAAGTACAAGAAGCTGGCGACAAGGGTAATTATGTTTCCCAATTAGCGCAAAAGAACGCTCAAACTGCGCAAATGTCACAAGAGCGCTTTAAACAAGCTTGGGCAGACTTAACAATTATGTTTGGCTCTAAAATGTTGCCTTATATGACCGAAGCCGCTAATAGCTTAAGCAAACTGTTCGCACAGAAAGGCTTCCGAAAAGACGTTAAAGCCGCTGCCGGTGATATTGGACAAGTGGCTGGTGGAATATTAAATATCGCAAAATTCTCTATTCAACACGCGGACGCAGTCAAAACATTTGCTAAAATTGTGGCCACAATTTGGGTTATTGATAAAGTTCGTAAATTTGCGCGCGCAACGCAAGATGTGTTCGACTTATTGAAAATTGGTCGTTCCAACATTACTCGTGAAACTGAACAGGTTCAAATTGAAACTCAAGCTTACAAGCAACTAGCTGCTGCAAAAGCAGAAGCTGGAAAAGCCGGAAATACAGCTACAGGGGCAAAAAGTAGTTCCGCAAGTGGGGTTGGTAACACTAATGTTGCTTTAAATGGTTTAGAAAAATCGGCCAAAAATAGTAGTAAATGGAATTTGCTTGGAAAAACTGTTGGTGCTCGAATTATAAATGGAGCCGGCCTAGCCATTACTGCATGGGACGTCGGTTCCTCTATTGCTAAAGCTGTAAAATCCGGTAAAGCCAAAGATGCATACAATGCTAGCGGCAAAACAGCAGGTACTCTAATTGGTGGTGGAATTGGAGCATTCTTTGGAGGCCCGGGCGGAGCAATGATTGGTGCTCAATTAGGCAACCAAATTGGCGGATCAAAAACTGTAACAAATATTGCTAAAAAGTTTGTTTCCACTTGGAAGCAAGTTATGTCAAAACAAAAGCTCAATCCACCAAAATTGAGTAGCAAGAAAGCTTACGACACTCTCAATAAAGAGACTGCAGCCTACTATAAGAAGAAGCAGAAGCAGGATAAAAAAGATTTAGATCTACTGCATAAAAACGGTATGATTTCTGACGCTGAATATGCTAAAAGACTACAAGCAATTAAAGTCAACGGCAAGAAAATGAATCAGTATGAAAAACTTAGTCAGAAAGATCGTACTGCAGTATCTAAATATTATGCTCAGCAAAGACAACAGGTTGAATCCAAATATGCTAGTAAAAAGAGAGCTATTATTAGCAAATGGGATAAGAAAATTTATCAAGATCAGAAGAATTTTGGCAATAATTCTTTAAAAGTGCAACAGGATTATAAGAAGCGAGATGAAGCTTTACGCAAGAATGCTTCCAATAAGAGAAAGGCCATTTCTGATCTGAACTTAAAGTATGCAAAAAAGAATATGACTGCGGAAGCAAAATTGCATACTACTCTTTCTGGAAAAATCCAGCTTGAATCTAATAAGCAAGCTAAGATTTTGCAAAAGTTGAGTAACAAAAAAAGCGCTCTGAGCAAAAAAGACATTAAAACTGCCAAAAATGAACTCCAAAAAATTAAAAAGTTAGCAAATGAAGAATGCAACGCCAAAGTGAAGGCTGCTGATAAAACTGAGAATAATCTAGTCAAAGCTGCTCAAAGACAAAGAGACGAAATAGTAAAAGCTGCAGATGATCAACGTAAGCAAACAATCGATGCTGCCAAACGTCAATTTCAGGGAAACGATCAATATTCCAAACAGCAGCGCAAAAATGTGATTGATAATGCGAACAAACAATACGGCGAAGTAGTGAATAACGCCAATAATCAATATACTGATACAGTGAATAAAGCTAGTGCTCAGCATGATCAGGTAGTAGATAAAGCTAAGAAGCAAAAAACAGAAACCGTGAAACATGCTGAAGAGCAGCATAACCAAGTTGTCGATCACGCAAAAAAGCAAGGACACACAGCAGCTAAAGCTAGTGTTGATCAAGCCAACGACACTATGACCGCAAACAGTAAGCAGGGTTCCGGTGTCCAAAGCATTTGGAACAAGATTACTAACTGGTTTAACCAGCTCTTAAAATTCTTCCACGTAAAAGAGTTAGCTAAGAACGAGCAAAGCTACGGTTTTACAAAGGCGTCCCTTCTTTACAGTAATGCTAATGGTGGTTCAATATCTCAAGATGGACTTTCGCTAGTTGGTGAAGCTGGTCCTGAGCTCAGATATAAGCCATACGCTAAGACAGTTGACGTTGTTGGTGCGAAAGGCGCTGAAATAGTCAAATTGTCAGCTGGCGAGCAAATTTTAAATGCACAAGACACGGCTAAATTATTTACGGGACAATTTCGGAAAACACTACCCGGGTATGCTCAAGGCACACTTTCCCTAGATGATTTCTTAAGCAAAGCCAAAGATGCTGCTAGTGATATTTGGGATTCTGTATCTGATGAAGCTTCGGATTTTTTAGATAAAATTACTGACCCTAAAAAAACACTAGAAGATATTGTTGCTAAAACTTTTAATTTGACGAGTCTCCCCGTAGGAACTGTACCTCAAGATATTTCTAAAGGCATGGTTGATTCAACAATTAAAGCAGTCGTAGATGAAGTCAATAAATTAAAAAAAATTGTAGCAGATTTTGGCAGTGCTTCTAATCCGGGAGGATCAGGAGTTCAACGTTGGATCCCCGTAATTAGAAAAGCAGCCGCTAAGATGAAAGTGCATTTAACTGAAGGCGCACTACAAACTATTTTGCATAGAATAGCACAAGAATCCAATGGTAACCCAACAATTACTAATAACTGGGATTCCAACGCGGCTGCTGGTCACCCTTCAAAAGGATTATTACAATATATTCAACCAACCCTGAACGCATGGGTTCCTAGAGGCGTGAAGCCTGATTTAGGTAGTGGCTATGTTCAACTGTTGGCTATGTTTAATGACTCCAATTGGTTAAGCGATATTTCTGTTCATGGCGGCTGGGGACCCACTGGTTATAAACGGTTTGCTAATGGCGGCAGAGTTGATACAGAAGCACTGTACCACCTTGCTGAAGGCAATCAGGCTGAATATGTAATTCCGATGGCACCAAATAAGCGGCCAAGAGCAATGCAACTTCTAAAAGAAGTGGTAGATCATTTTGCCGCAGAAGATAATGCCCCCGATGATAAGATCATTACTAAGAGCAACGACGACGAGTTCTTAAAGAACCAATTACAAGTTCTATTGGATATTAACAATAATTTACTAAAAGTACTGACAACAATTGTTGATATTAAGAATTCTAAAGTAGGCTCTGAAATTAATTTGAACAAACTTTCGGACAGCTTAAATAGTTTGGGGTTGAAGCAGCGGAAGTCAACTAGTTTCCAAAGTTAGTAGGAGGTGAAATTATGGGCAAGTTATTAAATGGAAAATATCCCGAAAATACTTTGCTAGTAAAGCCTAAAGATGAGCCCGAATTTGAAGTACGTGATTATCGGGGATTAACTTTCTTACAAATGGATATTAACGCCCCACAGACTGAAACTAATTTCACTAACATACAGGGCGTAGATGGTGCATTTCAACAAGGACCAATTTTGCTTGGTGCTAGAACAGCAACGATTAATTTTTTCATGGAAGTTAGCGACAATATCGATTTTGATACTAAAATCCATGAAGTTTGGAATATGTTTTATAGCCGCCAACTAGTCCGACTAAGACAATCTGATACTCCCGGAATATGTGTATATGGGATTGTCAAGCCTTTTGAAGTAACCCATTACTCTAGATTCGATAAAAGCTTTTCTATCCAATTTGATTTACCTTCGGGATATCGGTATTCCGTTTTGAGATCGACTGAGTTTCCTCTAAATGTTGATGATAACAACCAAGATGGCGTAAATATCGGTATGAATTTACCGATGGAGAAATTAGAATACACGCATTCAAATGGTAATTTTAAAATCTTTAATCCCTCCGACTTTGATATTCAGCCTTACGAGCAGCGCCATGATTTAAATGTAATTTTTAAAGGAACAGGCAGTCCAACTTTAGAAAATAAAGATACAGGCGATATCTTTTCTTATAATAAAACCCTAACTGCTAATGACAGCTTAGTTTTGAATGGCGTCCACCCGTTGTTAAATGGCGATCCTTGTGAGATTGATACAAACCACGGTGACGTGCAATTAATTAGAAAATCATGGAACAATTTCAGTTTGACTGGTTTCTCTGGTACTGTGACCTTTGATTTTCCGTTTCTTTATCTATGACAAAATTATTCAGGCTGCCAAAAGTACGTGTGCAGGACAGAAAAAACCAGTATGATGAAACACTGACCTGCATACAACGAGATAGCTGGGATCATGATATAGAAATGAATCAAACTGATCAAGTAGATTTTACAGTTTCCAACGATGGCACAATAGGCTACCAACTATTAGAAAATGAAAATTATATTTTCTTTTCAGGACAGCAATATCGAATTAAACAAACTGAAAAAGATGATTCCGGATATGATATAAAACGTACAATTACTACAACACACATTAGATTCGATGCGCAATATGTTTATCAATATGAAAAGCATAAGGGTAGTTGGACTGTTGGTCCTGCGGACCTAATGAGTTTTGTTTTTGACCAAAATGACTTGGGAAATCATGGTTTTACTTGGACTATAATTGGTGATCCGCCAAAAGTAGAAGTTACTGACTACGGTGAATGTTCTGGTCAAGATTGCATTAATGATTGTTGTGAGAAGTTTAATATGGTTGTTACAGCTGACAATAAACATATTTTCTTAACGGTCATGGAAAATTTTGTAAAGAAAGTCAATTCAAGTTTTAGATATTTGTATAATACACCTGAATTTCAAGCTTCTATTGATACGACCGAAATCCAAAATATCGCTAAATGCTATGGTAAAACTAAAGAGAAAGAGGACACTACTACTGACTCAGATGATAGTGGCAGTGATATTGATAATGGTAGCAACAATATTTCGAATAGTGATGATGACGCTACGAATATTGATACTAAAGACGCAACGGATGATGACGACACTGAATATTATTTTCAACCTTTTATTGTTCGCGATGAAGAATCAATCAAAGAGTGGGGCGAACGTCCCGGACCTCCGATCAGTGATGAACGCTTTACTAATCCAGAAAATATGTGGAAATATGCTTTAGCAACCATGAAATCAGAGCCCGACTTACAAATAACTTTGAATTTTTCTGGTGAGGAAAAGTTAGAACTGGGAAATATGTTGTATATAGCTGTTCAGCCGGAAAATTTTGTAACTTGGGTTACTGTTACCGGAATAAAAAACAATGTATTTGTGAGACCTATAAACGCTGAAATTACCCTAGAGAATAAAAGACAAAATTTAGTTGATTATGAAGTAGCTCTCCAAAAATCAATTAAATCAGTTAAAGGCCATTTGTCAGGTATTGGTCACTCTTTATCAGCTGTTGACACTTTGGCTAATAATGCTTGGGGAATGGGAACTATTACTAAAAAGGTAGGTGAAGTACATGACCGAAATTAGATCTATTGCTGATTCTACTCGCACCTTTTACTATCCACAGACACATTATCAGGCAGTAATTGGTTTTGAAGAGGGTATTAAAAATATAGTTAATTATGAATATGTAAGCAATCTAACAAAACCGCAATATTTAAAAGACTTGTATTCAATCTCTGAATCAGGCCTTTTTTATTTTGATGATAAAACAGCAAACAAGCCTGAACAATTGAGTAATGGTTTTGTTCAGGCACTATTTTATGACGCAAAAAATGGGGTAGCAAATTTGGTTAATACATTGAATTTTTATGAAATCAAAGACAACAAATGGTCTGAACTAAAAACTATTAATTCGGTTCTGAAAGGAAGTGAAGCAAGTGCAACTAAATGAGTTACCACCAGAAATTTTAGAATCTGAATTTCCTAATCTAGTTTCTAAAACTTTAGAAAAAGGTTATTTAGTTCTTGATAATGGAGATGATGGAAAGCAAGTAATAATTGCCCGACCAACAATGGATGGAAAATTCCATGGAAAAATATATGAGTTAAATCAGCCAAAAGATGAAGTGACTTTTCCAAATACTCCAAAATTTGCAGATGAGCCAAAATATGTTGACTTTCTACGGTGGGACGGACAAACAGATAGTACTTTTCGGGAAGATTACAACGATAATTTAATTCAAATGCAGCATACTATTAATGCTCTAGTTGACGATAATAAGTCATTACGCAAATACATTGAAGATTTACAAGATGTTTTTAAAAATAAGCAAGATAGTATAGTCAAATTGATATCTTTAGTAGTCTCTGAATTTTTGGATAAAAATTACTATCCTAAAGCTGCAGTAGATCAAAAGCTCAATTTGCTGGAAGCTAAAATCAACAACCTGCAAAAGCGAGTTCAGGCAGCACCGGCTATTGGGCCGTATGCTAACCCAAGTAGAACTGACCAATATCCAACCAATATTAATGTCAATGATGACGTATTAGATGAAGAAACTAAGAAAACTATTGATAATTGGAATCAAGAATAATAACAAAGGAGGTTTTTTAAATGGCAGAAGAAACTAAGAGTACCGACAATAACCAAGTTACCACCCCACCAAACGATCCTAAAAATAATCAGACTACCAACCAACCAAATGATCCTAAAAATAATCAAACTCATAATCACTTATTACCACCATTAAGTTGGCCAGATAAGGATCCTGACCCACATGATCCTTACGATTATATAACCACTGATGTTCCCACTGAACAAACCATTCTAATTTACTTGAACCATGCGCAAGCTGGTTATTTACCACATACAGCAACTGTTGACGAATCAGGACATATTGTGCCGGCGGATATTTACAACAGGCAGACTCGTTCACGTGTTTTGCCCATTGCCGTTATACGACAGGGTGAAGCAAGCGGGGTCCATTTTCGTTTTCAAGTCTTTGATGAGACAGGACGGGCTAATATATCGGATTTTTACAAGCCGCGGTTCCAAGGCAGGACTTCACAGAATAATTTCATTGACACAGATGAAGGATTTGAGACAACTCAAGCAAACATAGGGCAATTGGACTGGACACCGAAAGAAGCCGTGGGATTAGTTGCAGGTAAGTTTGTAAGTGCGCACATTGTTCTAGAAAGACAAGATGGTACTACCCGCTCCATTAGTTTGGATTTTGATTTACATGTCATTCCTAACGATGTAGCTTTTCCACGTCCAATGGCCTTCTATATCAGTGAATATCAACGTTGCTTAGCCAACTTAAAGAAAATGCAGGATTTAGCCGATGAGCATATTGGTTATACCTTGGATTTCTTCGACAATGTAATTACTGATGCGTTAATGGAATACAAGAAGCATATTGACGCCGCCTTGCAGGATTTTGAGAACAAATTAGATACTGAGAACAGCAATTTTCAAGCTTTGGATGCAAAGTTTCAAACTTTGAAACAAGCGGAGGAAGATTTAGCCAACCAAATTACTCAAAAAGGGCTGCTGACCAAAGGAGACTTTGTACCAATTTTCACTGAGAGCATTGCTAATGGATCGATTACTACAGAGGATCAGATCTTCGATCAAGACGTCGCTGCGACCATTGAAGCTTGGGATTCTGGCAGTGAAGATATTATCCCGTCAGCTAAAACGATTGATGTTTCCAACCTCACTCCTGATTCAGCTACGATCACAGGAGGGGACAATGTCTGACTTATATTTAAATAAAACTAAATTAATTGACCATTTTGCAATGAAGCAACAAGTGAATCTCAGCAACTTGCAGCCATTACAACAATATGAAATTTCCTTACAAGATGATGGCCAAAAAATAGCAAGTAAAACTATCGTTGCACCGCCAAAACTCTATATCGTGGAAGCACGCGAAAAAAACGTCAGTCGAAATTATCTTTTGCACAGTAATGGCGCATGGTCAGCTGAAGGTGGGCACGACAATGTTTTGAGTGGTAATAACTGGTTCTTTAGTTTTGGCAACATTGCTAACGCTCCTTTTTATAAAGGACAGACTGTTACCTTTTCCGCCCGTTATAAGTGTGTAGGCACTGGTAACACAGGCACTCTGATGCCACAGTTTAACGGGACGCCGTGGGGATTTGGTGAATATAAGCTGAATATGGCTGACTCTGGACAACTTGTTCATTCGTTTGTATGGGAAAAAGATTACGTAGGTGATGCTGCTGGTTTAGGCTTCCGCATTGATGGCATGGCTGCTACTAGAACGGTCACGGTCGATAAAACTAAACTGGAAATTGGCGAATATGCTTCCATTTGGACACCCGCACCGGAAGATATGGAAGATACAACAGTATATCAAGTACAACAAGTAATCGACTTTCACCAAACAAAAGTGAAATTCAAAGCGTCCGATTTAGAGAACTCTCTCTGGTTAGTCGCTCTCAGTTCGAAAAAACAAGTCGGCGATGTTTTGAGCAAGCAAGACTTTCACGATGCTTTTAGTCTTAGTGCTGATAGCTTATCTGATAGTGCCAAACTCAAAGCATTAAATGCACAAAATAATAATGTAATTGATTTATCACCTACAGAAAATAATGTAATTAATAATTTACGCATAAAAGATTATCAAGTGGGCAATATGGAGGTGCAGAATGGATAACGAAGAAGTAAAGAACAAAATCAACTGGCTAACAAAAGTTGCCCGGGGAACAATCAAGCATGATCGTTTTAATGTCAAAACTATTAAAACAGGCAACAAAATTTTGAAACCCGATGCAGCCGGTCAATTAGTGCTATCGTCTTCAGGGAATAATAATGATGATAATAATGGCAATGGTGGCAATAATGGCAATAATGTAAATCCTAACTATCCGCCAGATTCCGGGGTTAATATCAACCCGGGTGACAATTTAACGAAACTAGAGCAATTATGGTCAGGATCGACCGATCCCACTACCACAACTGAAGTAGTTTTAAACAAAGACATGGCGAATATTGGTGATGGTCTCCAAATAAAATTAAATATTTTAAAAAAATCTGTAACCAATGGTCAAACAGCAGACACCCAACAAAGCCTCACCCCAGTAGCTTCCACTGAACCTAAAGCCCAAGCTGGTAAATATGTTTTAAGTGTTCCTTATCCTATTTCCATTTTGGCTAAAAATTTAGTGGTGGGCAAAACTCTGAATGTAACTTTAGATGGTGTGGGTGAAGCTTTAGCAACGACTAAAGTATCCCAAGCGATGGTGATGAGTATTTTAGTCAAAGATAGCCGAACTTTAGCTATTACCTGTCACCAAGGTTACGCCTTAGACAAAACGACTAGTGGTAATAACGGTGCTTTCTACACTTTTCAGGCAACTTATATAAATTCCTTTACCGTTGCACCGAAAATTGAACAAATGGTGAACGGAACAGAACTATTTACCGGGGAAGCTCAAAGTGGGGAAGTGAAACTAAAAGGTGTATTAGATGGTTTCGCTAATGTTGGCGATGGGATAGCTGTTTATTTTCCTGAATACTACTGTTGCCAGCCTAGTGAACATGGTTCAGATACACCCGCTAAAATTCAGTTTGACCAAGCTTTTAATGTAACCAATCCATTGATTTTGTTAAAAAAAGATTTAATTGCCGGCAAGATCATTCCCATTAAATTTAAGATGAAGGCTCGAGGAAGTATTGCCCCAGGGGAAGAATATAGCCCTATCCATGCAATTTTAAAGGATAACAGCTCTTTAACCATTAATTCTAACTCACTAAGTTTAGTGAATGATTCGCAAATACTGGATCAGCAAGGTAACTATAGCTCTGCCGAGTCCTTAAAAATTATTAAGGTTGAAACTGTAACTAAGTAAAGAGGTGTGTGTATATGAAAATTGCAGTACAAACAGATGATAAAGATTGCGTAATCGGATTTGCGGAAATTTACAGCGAAGCGCAATTACAAATTACGGGTTGGCAAGAAGTAGAAGCTGACCCGAATTTTAATGCCGAAAATATTCAGCAGTGGAAAATAACTGCTGGTCACTTAGTGAAGAGTGCCAGCGGCTTATCGCCAATGGACGAATTACGCCAAGCTAATGTTAATATGCTCTTACAGGTCAATACCACTTTAGCAGCCAATAAACAGCTGCAACAGGCCATTGTTAATCAAACACTGACTCAAAACGCCATTAACAAGCAGCTATCCGAAATTAGTCAAAAATTAGATAGTACTAATAACACCAAGGAGGAAAAATAATTATGAATAACCACAGTTTTGCCTTTGACACCGTAAAAGCAGCGTATCAGGATTGGAAAATGATGACGGAAGACGTCGTTAAAAGCTTAGTCCCTTACTCGATCACTCAAACCGAGTGTGATGAAATTCTAGGTATCAACCAAAAGCCCGCCGCTAACCAAAATGAGAATACGCAAGCAACAAGCCCAGCTACTAACTAGCGGGTTTTTTTATTACAAGAATCAGAGGAAGGGAGTGATTGATTCTTTTGAATTTGACCTGGGAGCAACTGCTCACTTTATTAATCGCACTTTTGAGTGTGCCTTCAGCGTATTTAGGAGCTAAACAAGCAACTAAAACGCTGCATAAGAATAGTCGCTTCTCACAATTAGAATCACGCATTACCCGTACAGAAGACGCCGTACAGGCTGTTTTGCATGATTCTCTGTACAAGCAATGCACGAAAGTGATTTATCGTGGCGAAGTCACTATTAGTGAATTAGATAATATTGAGCATTTATACGATGGTTACCATAGTGTTGGGGGCAATGGCACGGGTGAAGCCTTATACGCAAAAGTAAAATCGCTTCCCATAATTAACGACGAAAAACTGATAGAACATTAATTAGGAGGTTCACATGAACTTTATTACTCAACTAAACTTAGGCAGCGGTCTAGAAATTACTATTAGCTCTGCTATTTGTTTTGTGATCACACAAGCAGCTAAACAAACTAGAATTAGTAATCATTTCATGCCATGGATATCAATGGGAACAGGAGTTATTGCTGGAGAAGTTGTGGGAATAAGTCAAGGTGACAGCCATTATCTATCCTTGGCTATCTTAGGTTTATTAATTGGTGGCGCAACTGTCGGCTTATTCGATGGCTTTAAGCTGCCTTATCAAGCAGCACAAAAAAGCAAGCCAATTAAGAACGGCGACTTCTTTAATACTAATGATGCTGACTTAAGTAAACCGATTAGTGCTGATTGGAAGCCAGATACTGAACAGCAAAAATCACAGAAAGATAATAACGCACAAGTTCGACAGCAGGAAAAGGAGGCTGGTGATAATAATGTTACAAATCAATAAAGATTACGCTTTAGGTGACGGCGAAGGTGATACCCGGATTGCTCAAAAGCTATATATTGTACTGCACGAATCAGGAAATCAAAATGACGTCTATGACAATCAAGCAGTGCTGCATGAAGTGCAATATATGCGCAATCACTATGATAATGCTTATTCTACTTTCTTCGTCGGTGGCGGAGGACAAATTTACCAAATTGGCGAACCCGGCTATGTAGCTTGGGCGTGTTTAGGGGGTAATCCTTACTCGCCCGTTCAAATCGAATTAGCCCGCACGGCTAACTCTGATATCTTTCATAAAGATTATCAGGCTTATATTGAACTAGCTCGCACGTATGCACAGCAGTATGGAATTCCGCTAACACTAGATGCTGGTGGAGCTGGAACCCCCGGAATTAAGTCGCACCAGTGGATTACCAATAATTACGGCGGCGATCACGTTGACCCCTACGATTATTTAGCTTCACATGGTATCACAAAACAGCAATTAGCGTATGATTTAGTGCATGGTCTTGCCACTACGGAACCAATTACCATTTGTAATGTAGTACAAGCTCAGGGAAAAAATGGTGAAGCATGCACAATGTTCCATCTCAATGGGCAGGCGTACGATACAACGCCCTTCTTAAATCAAACGAAGTGGGTTTCATGGAAAATAGTACCGGACAAATATGATCGCCCTATGTTTGCAGTAGGAAATGACAGTTATTTACCACAACGCTGTACTACTCTAAATCAAATCGTTGAGATCAACCAAAAATATGGCAAATGTGCTATTGCAGTAACAGCTGACGGTCAGTCAATTACTGGACAAGGCGATAAATTTAAAGCGCAATCGCGCTGGAAAACCGCCGACAAATTATTTAGCATAAAAGGTAGCGGTTGGTGCTATCAGGTTTCCACTACTGAGTTTATACCTGTAAAATATCAAGTTGGATCTGGTTTCCAAGTATAATAAAATAGCCCCCACATAGGGGGCAATACATAATTAACATGAGTGGGATTTTTTATATTGGGAGGGAATAATAAAATGTATGACGTCATGAAAGTTATAAATTGTTTATGAATGTAAAATAATTTTTACTAAAAAATTAATATGAATGGAGATTAAAAATACTATGAAAAGCTCATTATACATGCATCTTTTTAACAAATTAGATACGGTGCTGAAAGACCATCAAACTTTTAAAGAAATTAAAAAATATAATAAATATGTAATCATCTTTAATATAAGTTTTATTATAATGACTTTGTCAGGTATGATGGGTATTTTTATATTGGAATTTAAATCTTTGATAGAATGGTACCAAATTGAAATTATTGCCTGGATTATTTATATAGTTTGCTTTATTTTAATCATTGTTTCATATGCAAAATCTAATGATAAACAATTATCAAAAAAAAAGAAGAAAGAAATGAAAATAGCTAATAGTTTAATTTATAATAGGGAATTTAAAAATTTTATGGATAATACTTTAAGAAATAGTTTTAATAAAGAAAAAACATTAAATATTTTGCTCTCTGAAACCCAAAGTAAAAATATATTAATGCCAAAATGGGGCATAAATATATGTGTTTCTATTTTATCTTCAATAGTAACGACTGTATTAATGAATGCCCATGGAGGATTAATGATATTTAAAGAAGTACACTTAATAACTATTTTTATAGTGACATTAATATCATTACCTGTATTACATAAAACTTATTATATTGATTATGATATTTACAAAAATGAAATATTAGAAATATATATAAAAAATTATCTTATGGGCTTTCCAAGAAAATAA